CTATATTGTCATCGAATCGATTGCAGAAATTGCCGACGCAAAGCGCAGAATTCACGGGACAGTCAAGGAACCAGTTAAGGAGGTGATGATTGATGACCAGGATGTCGATCGAGGAGTTCAGAAAGCTTCAACTGCAACCGGGTAGAGGGCCGGCGCTGGATAAGCCAAACAAGTACCGCAATGCTATCACGATGGCGGACGGGATCCGGTTTGACAGCAAAGCCGAGGCAAGACGATATAGGGAGTTGAAGCTGCTACAACATTCAGAAAGCATCAGCGGGTTTGGACTTCAGCCATCATTCATCATTGGACCAGAGATCAGATATCGGCCAGACTTCATTGTTTGTGACAAGCATGGCAAGGTTTGGGTCGAGGATGTCAAAGGCAAGGAAACACAAGCATTCGTCATGAAAGCCAAGATGTTCAGAGACAAGTATCCATGGCTAGAATTACGAATAGTGAGGTGAGGCATGGCGCACCGAAAAATTCAAAAGCCAATTCCAGCTGATTATCGGCCATCGCCCATCAAAACTGAAAGCTTCGCAGTAAAAGCTGAAATTGCCAGACGTGAAAACGGGACTTATAAGGAACATCCGTTCGAGCGCCTGACGCCACCACCAGAAAGAGTCGAAGCAGGGGACGAGTTTGGAGAAGCGGTTAGAAAATTCTATGAAAGGCAGGAGATAAGCATGAACAGGATCGACCATGACAAAGCTATCGAGATGCACGCAGATGGTGCCAGTGACAGGACCATAGCGAATGAGTTCGGTGTCACACCTGTCGCAGTAAGGTCATGGCGTGAAAGAAACAAACTCGATGCAAATCATGCCAGTGGTGGTCGTCAGGAAGGGTCGGGGCGTGAAACGTCTGTGAATTATGAACGAGCAAAGGAATTGTGGAGTGCGGGATGGCTGGACAATAAAATTGCTGAAAGTCTTTTCTGCGACGAGAGAACCATTCGAGACTGGAGAAAACGCGAAGGGTTGCCGTCTAATTTCAGAAAACCGGAAAAAGGCATTGTGAGTTGCCATATCTGTGGAGAGTGCTATAACGCTGGCTCAGAGCATAAGTGCAAGCCGGAAGAAGTTTACCAAATTACTCACAGCCTGCCTCAAGATGATCTCGAACCAGACGCGGACGCAGTACCTAACATAGTGTTCAGAGATAATTTCGATAGCGATGACCCGATTGTTCCGTCAGAAGAACATCAAAAAGAAGAGCAATTAATTGATGAGCTCCTGGATACCGCAACGGTTGAATTAAATCTTTCTAACTTTATTTCAGCAATCAAGAAATCTTTTGAAACTTCGAGATGTGAAATCGAGGAAAAGAACGCCATCATTCAGGACCTGCTGGTTAAAAATGCAGAGCTGGCCGGGTTCATCGATGGGATCAAGTTTGTCAAAGGATGGTTCGAGACATGATTGGTGTAATTATCGGGGCATGGATCGGCGTGTCAGTCTCATGTGTGCTTGGCTTCTATCTCGGCCACAAGGTCGGCTACAGCAACGGGTACCATGACGGATATTGGGCAGAGGAGGACGGTGATGGGGATTAGGAGCTGGAGTTATCAGCAGGAGCTGGTCAGGAAACGACTTCGAGACTACCGATACCTTGTGAGCAAATACAAGTCCTGCCGCGACCTGATGGATAGCCTTTACCCTGGATCAACCCAGCGAATGTCTGATATGCCAAAAGGCGGTGGGGATGACTGCAAGATGGAAAGCCTCATCGATCGCAGGACAGACCTGCACTGCCAAATGCAAGAGTCACTCAAGGCCATGCAGGACGAGATAGGCGCGGTCATCAGCCTGATTAAACCGCTGCCTGCCAATGAGTATACTGTAGTCAACAGATACTTCCTGATGGGCGAGAGCATGGACATCGTGGCTGAACATGCAGGAATATCAACCCGCCATTGCTGGACGCTGCACAATCGAGCAATTTGCAGATTATCTGAAACTGTTCATTGAATTGCAGTAGCACTGGTTGATAAACTGATACCATGTAAAAATATAAGGGCGGACCGATTACCAGATCGGCCCGCTTTTTATATGTCAGGATTGGTGCCGTAAGGCGGGATGAGCGGGAAGAAGCTACCGACTGGTATTGTCAGCATGGCGGGGGCTGCGTTTCTTCATTAACAAACCAACTGGGCGGTCGGGGCTACTTCCTCCGGTCTCGGCCGCCAACTTCCTCGAGGAGAGTGACTATGAAAGTTCATAAGCTGAAGGTCTTTAGACCTGAAGTTGAGATAGAAACCAATAGCCGCATTCTTGCGTGGTTTGCATTCGTGACCCATAGAGTGTTCTACCCAAGAGTCTCGGCCATTCGGTTGACCATGAAAATCAATGGCAAAGAAACGCCAGTCGGTAAAATTAAAATGATTGTCTGGCCACGTTTCAAAATTACCCATGCCTAGTAAGGCTTTAAAATTCTGCCGGCATCCTGGCTGTGATGAGCTGGTAACGGGTGGGTACTGTGAAGCGCACCAGGCTGAGGCTCAAGCGGAGTACATGGCATACCGTGGCACAGCAGCACAGCAAGGCTATGACAAGCGATGGCAGAAGGTCAGACTTTCTTATCTTGGCAGACATCCAGTGTGTGAGCGGTGTGAAGCCAATGGCCTGACGACTGTGGCATCAATGGTCCATCATAAAATTCCGATCAAGCAAGGCGGAGCTAAGTATGACCATTCCAACCTGATGGCACTGTGCAATGACTGCCATGAGGCGATCCATAAGCCAGACCGGTGGAAGCGTAGACAATAACTTGACGCAAGCACTGCATGTAGCACAGTGCACAACATTTAAAAATATTTTTATGAAAAGTGATGGTCAACCTTTGGGGGGGGAGGGGGGTCAAAATCTCTGGCAGACTTTTGCTGGTAGAACGGGGCCCAATATCGAACGAGATTTTTTCCCAAAATGGTAACTTTTAACGCTTTGTTTTGTGCATATTGACAGGAGGGGTGACTACATTGGGCGGAAGGCCTTCAAAACCGACATCGTTAATTCTGCTTGAAGGTAAAAGTCATCGCACGAAAGCAGAGATTGCCAAGCGTAAAGAAGCCGAGAAAGCACTGGTCACTGGTCACCCGATGAAAGAGTGGCCCGCAACGAAGCAGGATCCAGTCGCTCATTTACACTGGATCAGAATGTCTAAGTTGTACCGGGCTATCGGCAAGAATGACGCCCTGGTTGAAGCGACTATGAACCGGTACTGCATGCTGTTATCTGAGTGTGAATCAGCTGAAAAGGAAGATCAACGGCTGCATGGTTTGGCAGAAAAGCTTGAGGATTGCCAGAATGAAATGGAGTTTGCAGATTATATAAAACTGGCCACTGAAATTAACAAGTCGATTGCTAAAAACCAGTCGACATTACAAAACAAACGTAAGATGCTGCTCGGAATTGAAAAGGAAAACATCATGACACTGGCTGCGCAAATGCGATCCATACCAAAGCAGCCAGACAAAAACGAGAAGCCAACTGGAATGGCAGCATTCAGGCAGAAGAGAGCTGAGATGAGTTGATTGATAAGAACCGGGCGCTGGAGCCCATTGAGTTTATCCAGTTACTGCACCTTGCAGATGACTTTTATGGCAAGCCATTTGTCCTCCAGGATTGGCAGCATGATGTCATTTGGAATGTGTATGGCGAAGTAAACGATCGTGGGCTGCGGCAGTACCGGTTTGCCTATCTTGAGATCCCAAAGAAAAATGGCAAGACAACCCTCATTGCCGGCCTTGGCCTTTATCACCTAGTGTGTGATGGTCCGGGCGGTCAGATTTACTGTTGCGCTGCCGAGAGAGAGCAGGCGGCCCTGACATACCGGGCAGCCGTCCAGATGATTGACCAGGATCCTGAACTGGCCGCGCTACTTAGGGTTGTTGAAAGCAAAAAGGAAATACACAACCGGGAAACCGGCACGGTCATGAAAGTGCTGTCTGCTGAAGCTTACAGCAAGCATGGGCTCAATCCGACGGTCGTTATCTTTGATGAACTGCACGCCCAGCCCAATCGCGAACTCTGGGAAGTCATGACCTTCGGCGCTGGTGCAGCTAGGCGTGAACCGCTCTGGTGGGTTATCACGACAGCTGGCGATGATCCGGACAGGGCATCAATTGGATGGGAACAGCATGAATATGCCAGGAAAGTAAGGGACGGTGAGCTGATTGACCCAACATGGTTTGTCAGGATATATGGCGCTTCGGAAGATGCAGACATATATGACGAGAAAGTTTGGTACCAGGCTAATCCGTCGCTCGGGGTTTCGATCGACATTGAGACTGTACGGCAGGAAGCGCTATCAGCCAGAAACAGTGAGGCAGCAGAACGGTTGTTCCGGTGGCTAAGGCTAAACCAATGGATTGCTATCAAACGTGTTGGATGGCTTCCTTTGACGCTTTGGGATTCAACTGTCGGGGATTGGAGTCCAGCCGAACTAGTTGGCAAGCGATGCTACATAGGATTGGATCTTGCAAGCACAACGGACATAGCCGCTGTCGTGCTGCTGTTCCCTCCGCAAAAAGAAATAGCTGACTGGAGGGCTTTGTTTAAGGCTTTCATTCCACTCGCTGGAATTAAAGAGCGAATCAGAAAAGACAAAGTACCTTATGACCAGTGGGAAAAAGAAGGCTTTCTGGTCGCCACAGAAGGAGACGCAATTGACTATGAAGTCATACAGCTGCACATCGAAAGCGTAGCAAGAATTTACAACCTTGAGTATATCTGTGTTGACCGTTGGCAAAGCCACATGCTGGTGCAAAGTCTGGCAAAAAAAGAAATGAAAATCATTGAAATCCCTCAGACTGTTGAAGGGATGAGCCCTGCAATGAAAGAAATTGAACGACTGCTCAGGATCAACAAAATCACCCATGAACACCACCCGGTTGCCAGGTGGTGTTTTGGCAATGTGGTCACTCATGCTGACGGGAATGGAAACATCAAGCCAATGCGCAATAGATCTTTTGAAAAAATTGACCTGATTGTTGGTTTGATTATTGCCATGGCTGCTGCAATGAAGCTTGAAAAACAGGCCAGTGTTTACGATCAACGAGGCATGAGATCGCTCGGATAGGAGATGATAAATTGAAACTGGGATTAAGAAGTCGCATCAAGGTTTTCCTGACAGGAAGCCTGGATGAATACAGGGAGCGATTTATTCGGGGGGACGATCTTCCTTCCGAGCTTATTGATGCAGACATGGCCATGAAATATTCAGCCGTGGCATCATGCGTCAGGGTCAGAGCCGAAACATTTGCCAGCGTGCCTGCGTTGCTGTATCGCAAAACAAAAGATGGACGCGATCAAGTAACAGACTTGAATATCCATGACATCCTGCATAATGCGCCAAATTCTGAAATGTCTGCTTATGGTTTCAAAGAAACTGTAATGACAAATTTTGATGTTAGCGGAAATGCGGTTTGCGAAAAGCTTTTGAATGCACGCGGCGAGCTGGTTGGCCTATATCCATATCGTTACGACATGGTAAAAATTGAGCGCAACAAAGAAACAAAAAAGCTGCAATACATTATTGGAAGCGGCCCGGAAAAGAAAACACTTCAGCGCCATGAAGTTTTGCATATACCTAACCTCGGCTTTGATGGTGTTATCGGTTTGTCGCCCATTCAATATGCAGCGCAAAGTATTTCCCTTGGGCTCTCATATGAAAGCTTCGGGGTAAATTTTTATAAAAACGCTGCCATGCCTTCCGGCGTTTTTCATACCGATAAGGCGCTCAGTGAGGATGGTTTCAACAGGTTGAAATCAGACCTGGCCAAAAACTATACGGGCATGACAAAAAGTGGCATACCAATGCTGCTGGAAGAAGGTTTGAAGTGGGCCCAGACTACAATCAATCCTGTTGATGCTCAGCTGCTCGAATCCAAATACTTTCAGCTGGAAGACATTTGCCGCATTTACCGAGTGCCACAGCATTTGGTAAACAAGCTGGATCACGCAACATTCACCAATATTGAGCATCAGTCACTTGAATTCGTTATGTACACGATGCTTCCAATTTTCAAGCGAGCTGAAGACTCTATCAACAGTCAGCTGCTCACTCGAGAGCAAAGGCAGGCAGGGTATTATATTGAGTTCAAGATAGACGGACTGTTGCGAGGTGATGCCAAAAGCAGGGCGGATGCCTATGCAGTAGGTAGACAATGGGGCTGGCTATCAGTGAACGATATCAGGCGGCTAGAGAATCTGCCGCCAATTGGATCACAGGGTGACATTTACCTGAGCCCGGCCAATATGGTCGATAGCTCAAAAATGGATCAACAGTCAACGGCAAGGAATTATCAAAACTTGGTCGATGACATATACAAAATGCTTTCAGAAAGGAGGTAAGCTGATGAGCTTTTGGAAGTTTATCAACAAGGCCGCCACTGAAAACGACCCCGCAAGTGTCGAGCTGCGTATTGAAGGCGACATTGTCAGTGATGACGATGCCTGGCTATACGAATGGTTTGGCATGAGCTCGACAAATCCAAGCGCATTCAAGAGTGAACTAGCAAGTCATAAGGGCATGCCCATCACCGTATGGATTGACAGCAATGGCGGAGACGTATTTGCCGCTGCCAGTATTTACAATGCGCTGAAAGAACACGACGGCAAGGTAACTGTAAAAGTGGATGGCAAAGCAATATCAGCAGCATCTGTCATAGCAATGGCAGGTTCTGAAATATTGATGTCGCCAGTTGCAGTCATGATGATTCACAACCCGTTGACTTACGCGGTTGGAAACATGCACGAACTGCGTCACGTTGCGGACATTCTCGACACAGTTAAGGACACCATTATCAACGCCTATCAACTGAAAACAAAAAAATCTCGCAACAAAATTTCAGAGATGATGGACGATGAGACTTGGATGTCGGCAAAAGCAGCCATGAAGGAAGGCTTTGCCGATAACATGCTTTACGCAGAATCAAATGAACAAATCAGTGATTATGCGCCGTCTATGGCCTTCTCGCGATTGGCAATTCAAAATAGCGCCAAGATTTCGATTGATCGTTTGAGAGCATTCAACAGCAGTCATGCCGCGCCAGGCACAACTGATACAGAAACCCTGAAAGCCATGCTTGAGCTTGAGCTTGAAGACTGAACAGAAAACACCAATAAAAACGGAGGTTCAAGATGAACAAATCCAAAATCATGAAATCGCTGCTGGCTTCTTTGGAAGCAAAAAGAACTGAAGCTCAGTCCTTGCGTGACAAGCCTGATGCGACCGCTGAAGAGATTCGGGCCAAAACAGAAGAGATCAAATCCATCAAGGCAAAAATCTCTGTCCAGGAAGAACTGGACGAAGGTAAGGACTTTGATGAAAACGGCGAAGAAATCAAAGACACCAAGCCGGTCAATGATCCAATCTTTGCCCAGCCCAAAGCTCAAGAAAAGCCTTTCCACAGTTTCGGCGAGCAGATGCTTGCCATTGTTAAATCTTCACGTCCAGGCGTCCAGGTCGACAATCGCCTGCTGAGAGTCCAAGCCGCCTCTGGATCTAATGAAGCTATCCCGTCTGAAGGTGGTTTCATGGTCCAGACTGATTTTGCAGCTGGCATCATCAAAACCATTTTTGAGTCTGGTCAGCTTGCATCCCGCTGCACCAAACTGCCAATCAGCGCCAACTCAAACGGCATCAAGCTGAATGGCATTGATGAAACCAGTCGCGCCAATGGCTCGCGCTGGGGCGGTGTTCAGGCTTACTGGGCCAATGAAGCCGCAACAGTTACCGCAACCAAGCCGAAATTTCGAGAGATTGAACTAAAGCTCAACAAGCTGATGGCATTGTACTATGCCACTGATGAGCTGCTTCAGGACTCAGTTGCAATGGAATCCATTCTTAGTCAGGCGTTTGCTGAAGAGCTTGCGTTCAAAACTGATGATGCCATCTATCGCGGTGCCGGCGGCGGCCAGCCTCTTGGCATTCTCAATTCTGGTTGCCTGGTCACTCAAGCAAAAGAAAGCGGACAGGTCGCGGCGACGGTTGTTCACGAGAACATTGCCAAGATGTGGAGTCGCATGCAGGCCCGCAACCGTGCCAATGCTGTCTGGATCATCAACCAGGAAATCGAACCGCAGCTGGAAGCCATGGCGCTGGCCGTTGGCACTGGCGGATCCATGTCGCCTTTGGCTATTGAGTACATGACCAAAGGAACCATCAAGGGCGCTCCGGTCATTCCGATTGAATCGGCCTCAGCCCTTGGCACCGTTGGTGACATCTCGCTGGTCGACCTCTCTCAGTATCTGCTGGCAGACAAGGGTGGCGTTCAGGTTGCATCGTCCATGCACGTACAGTTCCTGTACGACGAAATGGCCTTCCGCGTAACCTATCGCGTTGATGGTCAGCCCAACATGGCCAGCCCTGTTACGCCGTACAAGGGAACCAATACCCTGTCGCCGTTTATCACGCTTGCGACTCGCGCGTAAGCCAAATTGAAAGGAGATCCAATCCATGAAGGGAATCAACCTTGCTGAACAGTGTCACGTCGTCAACATTCTTCCGCCCCAGTCAATTTCAGGTGCGGTTACCAGTGATGTGTTTTCACTGAAAAATCACCAGCATGCCACCATCATTGTGACTGCTGGCGCAACCAATGCTGACGCCGGAAACATTACGCTCGAAGAGTGTGATGATTTCACCCCGACCAACGACACCGCCATTGGCTTTTCCTACTACAAGGAAGAAACCGCCGCTGGCGATACTCTCAGTGCCAAACAGGTTGCGACTGCAACAGGCATTGATGTGTCTGGGAATGACAACATCACTTACGTGATTGAAGTCGATGCCGCCGAGCTGTCCGAAGGATTCAAAAACCTAATCCTGAAATGGTCGGCTCCGGGTGGGGCCACCCTGGTATCTGCTGTCGCGGTGCTTTCTGGCTCTCGTTTTGCCGGATCTGAAAACGCTTCGGCCATTGCCTGAGTGTGACTGAGTAGGAGGGGATTAACATCCCCTCCTGCATAAGTGAAGGGAGTTATGCATGATTGCAAATGTAAAATCAAAATGGGTAGACGGTGACCTTGTTTTCACCGATCATTCCGGAACTGAAATTGCCAGATTTGATGAATCGGCTGGAACGCTTGATGTCAAAATCTTGAAGGTCGATGGAGATGCTGTTGCCAGTGGTACACAAGCGGCATTGATTGCCGATCCAACCGGAGGGACAACCACAGATGCTGAAGCGCGCACAGCCATTGGATCAATCATTGATGCGCTGCAGGCCTTTGGAATTGTTGCCACGTCTTGATGAATCAATGAGGTGATAAAGGTGTATAAAACAATTATCCCGGTCACAATTGAACCAGTGACGTTGGCAGAAGCAAAGCAACATTGCAGGCTTTCGTCTGATACGACGGAAGATGAACATGTGACCAGCTTAATTAAATCTGCTCGGGAATATTGCGAGAATTACACTAGAAGGGCATTGGCAGGCCAAACGCTGGAGTTGCTTCTTAATACATTTCCGACTGGTAACAGCATTGAAATCCCTAAGCCACCACTGGTCAGTGTCTCTTCTGTAAAGTATAAGGATAGCGACGGCGTTGAACACACCATGCCGACATCAGATTATATCGTCGATACTGATCAAATCTTTGGCAGAGTAGTGCTTGGGTACAATAAATCATGGCCTGTGTTTACTCCATACCCTGTTAATCCCGTGCGCATTCGATTTGAAGCAGGGTATTCATATGTAGACTTTCCAGAATCTATCAAACATGCCATCAAGCTTATAGTAGGTCACTGGTACGAAAACCGTGAAGCAGTGCTGACTGGTACCGTGTCAAAAGAAATTGAAATTGCAGTGAAGGATTTATTGATCCAGTACAGGGCGGGGTGGTTTTGATGAGAGCCGGAAAGCTTGATCAGAGGATTACCATCCGAAGAAAGACGACTACCTACAACAGTTACCACGAACCAATTGACTCATGGTCTGACGTCTTCACTGGGTGGGCCGAAGCCATTACAAAAGGCGGCAAAGAGTTCAGTGAAGCACAAAAGCAATACGGTGATGCTGTTGTTGATTTCCGACTACGGTACGACGTGTATTCAGCTGCAGTAACTGAAAATGATCAGTTGACTTGGAACGGATTAACCTACCATGTTCTGAATGCTGAAAACGTCAATGGCCTTCGTAAGGAAATCATGCTGAGCACAAGGAAGGTGACCTGATGGAAATC